GAAACTTCATCGTATCCTCCAACAAGTTCATTGTGGTGTATGTCTGCAGCTAGTAACATTTCTCTAACTAATCTAATAGTGTCTGGGTCAAATGATTTTGGTTGTTGGAATTCACTTAAATTTTCTACACCTGCTAAAGCTGCTAGATCTTGATAGCCCATTTTTACTATTTCCATTTCAGATTTGTCTTTTAAAAGATCTTTCATAAGATCATTTACATGGATTCCCATTTCTTTTGCCTTTTTAACTAAATTATTATAGTATGGGTTGTTTGATGGTCCTGCTTCGTTTAGATTTTCCATTACATAATTTTTTATAGCATCATCAAATTTAATTCCTAATTTAGCTTTTAATTTATCATAATCTAAATCTTCTTCATCTTCTTCTCTTCCCCCTGCAAAAGCAATTACTTGTTTTCTTTCTTTTGTATTTAAGTAAGTTTCATATTCATCTTTTGCATCGAAAGTTTCTTCCATCATACCTGTTGCTGTTCTTTTTGGTTTTCTAGAAAAGGGATATTCATCTGTAGGTACAACTGCTGTTGTAGAACCAATAGTGCTTGGTTGTTCACGATTACCATAAAATGTGTTTTCTTTAACTACATTTTTAATTAATTGTATGATGTCTTTTTTTTTCATATTACATTCTTGTAAAACGTGTTCTGTTTGGGTTGCCTACTGCTTGAGTTTTTTCCATTCCTCTTGTTTGCATTCCTTGTCCACCATCACCAGCGTTTTGGTTATTATAAAATTTTATTTCATCTTCATCTGACTTAAAAGAACCACCTCCTACTCGTTGAGATTTAACATCATTACCATCAGTAGAATTTCCTCCACTACTTCCAGTGCCCATATATTCTTTTATGGTACTTTTGATTAATTCTCTAAGCTCCTTTTTGGTCATTTAATTCTTTTTTTATTTTTTCTCTAAACTTAGAAGCACCTTCTTTTACTTCTTTTGTTAATTTTTTACTATCAACACCCCCCACCCATCTTTCAACAACACCATCTTCTGACACAAAACTAGAATTTGATGTGTTTATCGCATCTAATAAATATGACTCCATTTCATCTACTATATTAAGTGTATTTTTAGATTTTAATTTACTGATATATTTTTCATACCGCCCAGGAACGTATTTTAATTTTGCTTCAAAATCTACAACACAATCAAAACACTTTTTATGTATTTTATAATTAGGTTTATCTAATCTATGTTTCATTATTTTATTACAACAAGGACAACTTAAAGGCATAAATACCTCTTTTTTAAGTTTATCTAATTTTGATACTGTTTGTTTAATACCATTTTTTATTGTCCATGTTTTTCTTCCTTCTTTCCAAACGTCACCTTCTTTATGGTCTTCTGTTTTAGTATTATAACCAATTTGGGAGCTTGTAGATGCACCCGTTTTACCTTTAATAAGGTTACGTAATCTACTTACGTCTTTTCTTTTAAATTCTTTATTTAATCCTTGTACTTTTTGTTGCATAACTTTTATTTTTTAACTTGGGTCAAAAGCATTATTATAATCTGCGTCGATTCCTTTTTCTTTTAATTTATCTACAATTTTATCTAATATTGTTTCATTATAGCTTCTTGGTATTTCCATATCTTTACCTTTATCGTCAACAATACCTAATCCTTTAAGATATTTTGTTCCTTCTTCTCTTTTTATAGTTTTTCCATCTACTTTCATTTTATAAAATCTATCACCAGGATCTGTGTACGTTATATCTACTTTACTTTCGTTTAAATTTTCATTAAGATCTATTCCTCCTTCCATACCATCAACTTCTTTCACAGGTCTAGTTTTATATCCTGGTCTTATGTCAGCATCACTAGAATATCCCTTAGTGATTTTATATCCTGAGTCTTCTAATGATTTTTCTAATTTTTTAATTATATCACTAGTTACATCATTACCCTCTTTGTCAGTTACTTTCATTTCTTCTAAATATCCTAATTCAGTAGCTATTTCTTTAAGTCTTTTATTTAGACCTGGGATTGGTTTGTCAATATCCATTGCAGCTAATGCTAATTCCATGCCTCTAATATCTCCATTCATTTCTGCTTTATCATATGCCGCTTGAGCCATTTTTTTAGCTCTTGTTGCGGGCATTGAATCTTCTGGTTCCATAAAAGTTCTTTTATCTTTACCAGAAACACTACGACCATAGTCATCTTTATCATTTTCAAACACAGGCTCATCAAAATCAGATCTAATTGCTGGGTCCATTTTAGGATCTTCTTTATCCATCATGTCTCTAATATAAGCTGCTGTTGGGTCTTCTGGTAATGTATCTATTTTACCTTGTCTAACTAGACCCATAAAATATAATTTGGCTTTTTGGTCTAATGATAATTCTTGAATTTTTTCCTTAAGTGATTTTTTTTCTTGAGCTTTATCAACATCTTTAACACTTTGAAGGCTATTTAATCTTTTAGCTTCAGCATCTGCTCTTTCTTTAGTAGCAAAGTCAGTTACTATTTTATCACCACCCATTACTCGATAAGTATCGTTTGTTTTTGAATATTCTACTTTATATTTCATTTTTTATTTTTTTTCTCCAGGTTTCCCTGCATTAAAGTTATTTTTACTAAATTCTAATCTGTCAACTAATTTAATGCCACTTTCAGTGTGATCAACTGCTACGAATCCTTCCGCTTTAGTTACACTTAAAGTACCATCTCCATTGTCGATAAAATGTTTAGTTGCTACTGCCTTATCGTATTTGGCAATAAATATATTTTTTGCTTGAGAAAGCAACTTACTTACTTTAAATAAATTAATTACATTATCTTTAGCTCCTATAAATGTTTTTAATTTGTCTGTTAGTGCTGCTCTTTTTTTATCTTGATTTTTAGGTGAAATTTTAGCTACTGCTTTTTCAATTTTTTCTTTATACCAGTTTACAAAAGTTTCAAATGATTTGTTTGGATCATTTATAAATTCTCCTTTTCTTATTTCTTGGTTTAAATAGGTATTTAATAAATTTGTTTTTGCTCTTGAAGAAATTTCATCTGGTAAAGCACTATAGTCTACTTTTAGTGAATCTGCTTCTTTAATTTTTTCTAACACAAAAGCTTCTTCTTTATCGTTTAATAAAATACCTGTATCGTCTTTAAAGTAAGCATCATCAAACCAAACATTACTTGATTCACTTAAACCACTTATATCTGCTCCAAATGAAGCACCACCACCACTTAAATCTTTATAAGTTGTATGGAATATAATTCCTATTTTTGCTTCTAATATTCTTTTACCTATTTTAGAATTTGCTTCAACAGCATATCTAATTGTGTTTGGTTTAAAAGTATAATGTGATACTCCGTCTATGTCTTCTGTTTTAACATCATCACTGTCAAACATAAAGTCACCTTGTAAAATACCTTTTATTCCCACAGCAGGTAAATATTGTAATGCTAATTTTAATTTTTTAGCTAAACCAGCTGCGTGTCCGTGATTTTTGTCTATATCTTGAGAAGTATAATTAATTTTAGGATTTACATTAAACACTGACTTTGTACCTACAAAAAACTTTCCATTGTTAGGATTAATACCAGTAAAGATAGCAGGTGCACCATCCCATTTTACAGAAACGTTTTTAATTGTATTGTCTTCTCCTTTTAAGTTTTTAATTAATTCATAAAGAAAAGCTTTAGCTTGATTGTAACCATCTTGTCCTTGAGTTAATACTAATTCTTCAAGGTGGGTTAAATGTGTGTTTGCTTTTGTTTCTGTTAAAACTTCTGCTATTTGTTGTTTCCACCAGTCTTTAGTGAATGTGTTTTCTTTATACCCCATTTTTTTAGATTTTTTAATGTCTCTAGTAAACACATCACTTGCTTTGTATCTTGTTTGTTGTACTTGATTTGCTTTGTAAGGAGGAAAATTTTCATTTGTAGGTGTATTATCATGATCACACTTATGACACATATAAAGATCATCACCACCATCATCTATTTTCCAATCCCAACCACAATTATCGCAAATAATCTTATCCTTTGTTACTTTTTCTAAAGTTAATGAAGGACTAGATGTTTGAAAGTCTGGTTTTCTCATTACTGTTTTAGCTATTGCCTTATTAGCTAATTTCATAAAAGGGATATTAATGTTTGTTCTATCGTCTGTTACTACTAATTCTTTATATTGTCTTAAAAATTCTATAAATTCTTTTTTTCTTTTAGATAATCGTTTAAAGAATCCTATTAATTCTGCTCCCGATATTTCTTTTTTATTACGAGGGTCATTTAATCTGTCAAAGAAATGATCTGATGTTAAATCTACATCAACTGGGTCTAATTTTTTATCAGCAAAATCTTCTACAGCGTCTACATCTGATGCTGACATTTTTTCATATAATTTTCTTGTTAAAGTACCCTTTATATATTTAGGTACTTCCATATATTGGTCTCCTTGTTTAGCTGTGTCTTTTTTTAAACGTTTAAGATTTTTAGCATGTTTAGCTTTTTCTTGGTTATTCATCATACCCATCATTTCATCAAGGGCTTTTACTTCATAAGGTATGTTTTTTTCTTTTAGAGCATTTTCCCAATTTTCATCGGAATAAGGTAATACTACTTTAATTATATATCTAGCTAAATCTGTGATATCATTTTTAATTACTTCTTCCATTTCATCATACTGACTTATAGGCTCATAATCGGGATCATCTGAGGTATCTTTAAATGGAGTTATTTTATATTTAGTACGTAATTTATCTTTATCAAGAATAAAATAAGGTTGATCTCCTAACCATTCTGCAGCATATGAATCTAAACTACGAGTTAAACTTATGGGACCCCTTAATATGTTATCATCTAAAATATCTAATAAGTATTGTGTAAAGTGGTATAAAACACCAAATTGTGGACCTTCATTTATTGCTTCTTCTAACCCTCTAGCTAACTCAAGAGCATAAGCATTTAAACCAAATGGATCTTTATTTTTCTTTTCATTTATACTATCAGTCCAATTCCTAAATGTCATTGTACCTACTAAATTAGCTTCTTGTTCAATTTGATCTAAATTATCATCTTCAGTAGTATCAGTTGTTTGAATATCCCCTAGTCTATCTTCTAAAAATTGAGTATGATGAACCATTTCATGAGAAAATGATCTAACTATGTCCTTAGGATGTCTACCTTCTGTATACAAAACTATAGTTTGAGTATTAGGATCATAATAAGCTGTTTTTCCTAAAAATTCTTTTGCATTTTCAGTATCACCATCTACAAATTCTACTTTAGGTAAAGGTTCTACATTTCTACCTTTTTCTATCATATAATTAGTTAAATCCTGAATCATCTGTTTATAATCTATTTCACTAGAATATGTAGCGTTTTCATTTAATACAGGTGAAACTATGTTAAATACCATTTCTTTATCTTTTTTTGATAAAATGTCTGGTAAGAATGGGGTAAAATATAATTTTCCCTTTTTAGCTGCTTCTCTAGCGTTTCTACCTCTCATACCTTCATCTTGTGTAGTAACAACTTTTAAATCTAAATTATTATATTTTTCAGGATTTTTCTTTAAAGCTTTTGCTCTATCTATAATATCTTTTTCATCATCATCAGCTCCTTCTCTTTTACCTATTATCCAATAGATAATATCTTGAGGATTATTTTTAGCAAAACTATAAATATCACCAATTGGCATTTTTGATGGTTGAATTTTAACTTTTGGTGGTAAATAATTTTGATAGATTTCCCAAATTAAAATAGCTTCTGCTTGGGATATACCATTTCTTTCACCACTACCTACTAATATTATTAATTCATCAATTTCAGGGTATTGTTTTAAAGCTTCATCTACTACTTCAAAATGTCCCCCTATAGGAGGTTTAAAACCCCCACCATATAAAGCGACTATTTTATTTTTATTTTCAGGTAATAGTCCTTCTAATAATGATTTTGTTAATTTATTCATGAACGTAAAAATTGTTCTATTCTTATTTGTGCTTCTTCCTTAGACATTGTGTATTCTATTACATCATAGATAAAATCATCATCTAACATAGCTTGAATTTCTTCTTTATCTTTAGCTTTTCTTTCATCAGATCGTTTTTGTTGGGCTGGTGATTTAGGTAAAGTGTCTTGTGGTTTAAAAGGGTCAAGATATTTTTTAATAATTTTATTTATATCTGTTATTCTAGTACCTTCTAAAGTATTAGCAACTGCTACAAAATTATTACCAAATAAACTAGCATATTTAGGTAAATTATTAGTTACACCTTTCCAAGTACGCATTACAATAGCTGGGGCTAAACTTCTATCTTCTCCATCTGATTTTTCATATCGATTTTGGTTTTGAGATAATGAACGTTCTAAGTCAGTATAAACATAAAGCATAAATACTTCATATCCTGCTTCTTCTAATTCATCTTTTAATTTAATAGTATTATTAAATGAAGCAGCTGTACCATCTAATATAAATGATTCTTTACCCTTAATTGTATCCTCTATATCACCTTTAAATTCTTTATTTGCTTGAGCCATGGCTTTTGCTCCTTTACTTCTTTCTTCAGGTGTGGCATTTTTTAAATCTAAAGATACATTAGCTTTTTTTAATAAACTCATATAACGATTATCTAAATTTAAAACTTTTAAACCACTTAAATCTAAACCTCTTAATATATACCCTTTACCTGCTCCCGGTGCACCTGCTAATATAATTGCTTTTGGCATTCCTATTGCTTCTTTTAAAATTTGAACTAAGCTTATCATTTATTTTTATTATAAATATTATAAGTTTCTCTTAGCTGTAGTTTTAAATTCTGTAAACGTGGGAGAATGTCTAGGAAATTCTAAATCAAATAATTTTTTAACAGTATTAAAAATATCTAGATTTTCTTCTTGTGTACGTTTTGATTCATGCATTTCCCATCCTTTACCTTTTATTTTTTTACCAGTTTTATCTTCTCCTCTTGATTTTGACTTTAACCATAATACACCTACTCTATCTACACCCTTACCATAACATTCTTCATAACATTGAGCATAAATAGCTCCTTGTAAGTCATGAGTTATCTGTAAATTATTAGACGTTTTAAAATCAATAATCCACATTTCAGTTTTTCCATCAATTTCAATTTCACATACTAAATCACAAGTACCTGCTACTTTAATTTTATCTGAAAATAAATGTACTTCTGCTTCAACTAATGTTGGGTTATATTTTTCCCAAAAATCAACAAATTTTAAAAACATTTGCCAAACATCAGGATTATATACAGGTATACCATTGGATAAAAAATTTAATTCTTTACCATTAAGATAATCCTCAATCATTTCGTGTACTTGAGTACCTTCTTCAGCTGCTTTTTTAACAATCCAATCAGCACTAAAACCTACTTTCTTTAACCAATCTTGAAAATGTTTTCCTTTAGGATAACAACTTAAAACATACGTTATTGAAGGATAATATTTACCATTTCTACGATAATATCTTGCATCTGGGAGTGTGATTTGTTTTGAATCTTCACTAATTTCTAAAATTCTATTATAAGACTTTTTTATATTTCTTTTTTTCATATTGATTGTAATTTCCTTTCCATTAATTGGTAGGAGGTTAAGGGGAATGTATTTTGGATTAATGTTGTAAAACCATAAAACCCCATTTCACTAGGATCTTTTTCTTTAAGATCTATTAAATAAACTTCTTTTCCTTCATTTATAAATTCTTCTGCAAATTTAATTGCTTGTTTCATAGCGTCTGTATCTAATGCTATGTATATTTTTTTAATTGTTGATGTAACTATTTTTTTCCTTAATTCAGATTGTATGTTTTTACCTAATAAAGGAATAGCATTGCGTTTTATGGCAATAGCATCAAACATACCTTCACATATAACTAAGGGTAAAGACCAATTAATTAAATGTTCATTTGGTATTATATTTCTTGATGCTTCTGGGTTTTTATATTTTATATAAGGGTCTTTTTCAAATGACCTTCCTGTAAAATAATTTAAATTGCCATTTTTATCATAAGAAGGAATAATAACCATTTTAGCATATCTACCATATTCACAATATCCTATATTATATTTTTCAATATCTTTAATAGTTATACCTCTATTCTTTAAATAAACCCATGCCTGTCTTCCTATTATATTTTTGCTATTATTAATTATAGGGATAAATTCATCTGGTAGTTTTAAATCGTATTTAATTACTTCTACATCTTTAACTTGATAGCCCGTCTTTACTAATGACTTTAATTCTGAAAAATGCTCGGGTAGTGCTTTTACTTTTTTAAATAAAGTATTTAAGTATTTTCCTTTTTCATTACAAACCCAACAATGCCAAGGATGATATCCTTTTTTATTATCTGTAAAATTAATTTCTAATTTAGGTTTAGAATGATTACATAAGGGACAATAAAATGCTCTATTACCCCGAGCAGTCATTTTTCCATCTCCTAATACTCTACTTACTAAGCTTACTAGTAGTTCATTTATCATATAGGAAATATACGAATATTATTTTATATCTCCAAAGTCACGTGAAAAAAATTTACCTAATATATTATCATTAATATGAGTACTATGTTTATCTTCTAATACTTCGTTTTTAAATAAATGTTTAGTCTCATAGTATGTTAATAGTTTTTTAGAAGGAACAAATTCTAATATACGTTTTTCCCAATTTTCACCTGCATTATCTTGCTGTGATAATGTAATTATTTCTTTTTGGGATCCAAAATAATCTTTCCAATCTGATTCTGTTATAGTTTTTTGTTTTAAAGGAGTGCGTCCTTTAAGACCTTGTTTAGATCTTTCTTCTTTTAAAGCTTGTAAAGCCTTTTTACCTAGTTTTTTATTTCTCTCAAAATATAAAACTTTTTTACCTATATATCTTGTATCTGTAGGTTTATGTTTAACTTCATATATAAACCCATAAGTTCCTTTAGGCATATCTTTTATTGATGTTATAACCCTTCCCTGGTATATCCAGGTAGCGGTTGTTGGCATATTTGTCATTTAAAGTTATTAATAAGGTTAAATTGAGTCAAATGATACTTGAATTTCTAAGTCAGAATTCATTGGAACTTTAGTAGGAACCGATAATTTTCCAATAGCTAATAAATTTTGTTCATTATCATATAACCCTACAGTTGTAATATAAGGACTAAAATATGATCCTGTTGCAAAATCTTTATAAACATTATTAGTTCCTAAAGGAACATTTGCTTGGCTACCCGATAATAATGATGGGTTTAATGAATAACCAAATTCATTTTCTCTTACAGTACATTTGTATTGATGTTCATATAAGGTAACTGATGATGAAAATCCTACAGTAAGATATTGTAATTGGTTAGCTCCAGAAAAACCATTTTGTCCTCCTAACACTGAATTTCCTATTCCAGCAACAACAGCAAGTGAAGAATAAGGATTACCTGCAGATTTACTTATAGGAGTTAAAACTATATTCCCATGTTCATAAGCTACATTACCACAATATTCATTTTTAATATTTACCCCACCACCCGTTCCTGAATAAAGCATATTTCCTTCTTTATCATCATGGATTGTATATGTTGTTGGACCTCCATTAGGTATGTATTCTATACCTATACTTTGGGGTTCAATATTACTACCCCATAATTTTGAAGGGATTGAAAATAATGTTACAAAATTATTATTAGAAGCACCTGCTACAGTTACCTCTTCTCCTAATAATGCTGTTCTAGTTTGAGTAATAGTACTTGATAGATAATTATCATATTGAGGACTTTTTGCTGCTCCAATAGGCATATTATTTGATCCTTCAATACCTAAATTAAGATTGTTATACCCAGCAAATGTATTATTTTGAGGACCAGATAAACCATATAGTAAACTTGAAGTAGCAACTAAACTACCAGATTCACTTCCAAAATAATTAGAATAATAAAGTTGCATTACACTTGAATAAACAGAATTAGTATTCAATTTATTTACAAATCCTGTAAAATTTTGAGAACCCGAAACAGTAGATCCATAAGCTGAACCATATAAAGTATTTTGTGTAGTTTCAAATATTAATTTATTAGCTGGGGGTTGAGTACCAAAATAAACTTCAATTCCTACATTAGATGCCGTCATAGCATTTCCTGTAAAGCTAAATCCTTTATTAGCTGAAAAGGGGGTTATTACAATGTCTTTTGTTGTAAATTGTTTGTACGCTGACATACATTTTAGTAATCTAATTTAACTCTAACAAGTAGTTCTTTTGTAAAATCTTTAGCTAAGGGTCTGCTTAATTTTGCTATAGCACACAATTCATTTGAATCATTATATAAACCTACACTTGTAATAAATGTTTGTGGATTATTTTGCATTTGAGGCCATAATAATTGTCCTGTTGAACCTGAAACAAATGATGGATTTGAAGAATAATTAAAATCTGCATTTTGAGCTCTTACAAAATAAAAATCAGATGCTAATGTTTCTTGAGAATTTAATCTAAAAGTATTTCCAGCAAATACACTTTGAGATATAGCTCCATATAGTTTAGACATATTATCATCATTTTGATTTGAGTTTCGTGCTGTACCTAAACTAATACCTCCATCAGTTCCAAAAGGTTGATCGCCATCTAATGCTGCTGCATTTAATAATATTAATCCTACATCTGGTAAAAATAAACCATATGATCCTGAAGCTGGTGTATAACCATTAGCATTTAAACCTGTATAAACTGTTCCTTCTGATCCTGAAACTACTTGGTAAACTCTTCCAGCATTTCCAAAAACATTACCCGTACTTATATTACTATTATCTGTTAAGCTTAATGTTACACCTGCTCCTGCTCCAGCACCACCTGATGATCCTGATAAAGATAAAGCCATTGTACCTAATGCTAATGATTCTTTGTATCTTGCTCTTTCAAGTGATATAGCGTAAAAATATGAGGATGAATAATTTCCAAATATAAAAGGTTCTGTATCATCCCCTAAAGCTATATTTTGATACTGACCAAATATAGTAGATGAAGGTGATTTACCTAGAACTAAAGAATTATAAAGTAAACTACCACTACCTACTTCATCACCATAAGCTATATCAAATTGAACTGCTGCTGTAGTTTCTGTAGATGCTGTTTGGTAAACATGAAGATAGTATTGTCCTGAATTAGATGAGTTTTGTACTGATGAAGTATAAGCTTCAGTTAATCGAGGTTCATTTCCACTCCATAAAGTTCCTGTTGTAGAATCTATACTATTAATTATGTCACCTGCACCAAATGTTGTAAAAGCTCCGTTAGCCATGTTTTTTTTTGTTTTAAATTTTTATTGCATTCCTGCTGATTTTCTTAACTCAAATGGAACCTGTAATCTTGCTCCTGTATTTCTACCTACAACTGTTAAAGTTGCATATAATGTATCTAAAGAACCAAATATATTAATTGAGGTAGCAGTAATTGTAAAGTTAGTTCCTGTTACTGTTTTAGAAACATTAGTACCTAAAGTTGTTTGTTGGTTTAATACTTCATTTGAATTAGCTCCTCCACCTGTAATGTTAGCATAAGTAATATTTGACATAGTTACAGTATAACCATCTGCTTCTGACTCTACACCTGTAAATGTTTGGGTTTGTGGTGTAAATGATGGTGCTAAAGTTTCTCCTGTTACTAATTGGATAACTGATGGTGCTATAATAGTAGGCATAACTGCAGTTGAACGAGGTAAAGTAACTAATTTATACTTCATCGTTTGTAATTCATTAGGAAATGCCTCTAATACAGGCATATTTTCAATTGCTTCCCCATAATAAGCTGATCCTGAAGGATGATTTGGATTATATAAAGAATAATCTACTTCATCATCTGCTAATGAAAATTGTGTTACATTAAAAGCATTACCACCTTGAGCTAATAATTCTCTTCCTTTTTTTGTTAAAATAGCATCTACTGTTACTACTTGATTATTTAAATATCCCATTTTTTATTAGTATTTTATTATAAATATATGTATTTTTTGTTTCTAATCCAAACTATACTAAGCACTCGAACCTCCTAAATTGTCAGGACTGTCTTGTGTAAATACATTTTCAGATTTTAATTTATTAATTATTTTTTGAACATTTCTTTGTTGTACTTCAGTTATATCATTTGGTATTAAATAACCATCACCAGATAACGTTAAAGCACCTGCTGATCCTGATGGTTGGTTTACATTTAATATAACTCTATCATCCGCTTCAACTCTTTTTCTTAAAGTCATAGCAAATATTCTTCCTGATGGAATTGGAATATTTAAATCATTTGGGTTTGGAGTAACTACTACTCTATCAAAAAGATATCCTGGGTCTATTGGTAATCCCTGACTTGTATTGTGATTGACCCCATTTATATCAAGAACAGGTGAAACAAAACCTACTTTTTTCATTTCAGTATTTTGTTGAGTTGTATCACCAGCTTGCATAG